TTACATTCTTTCTTTATTAAAACTTCCTCTCACAGCATAAAATGCACGGATAATACTAAGGGGGTACTCACGAGGTTCGTAGTTTGCATTCTCACTAACTAATAGCACATGCTGATCGTCCGAACCTTTTCGTACATATTTGATATTTATATCGTCATTGTTAAAAACAATCACATAAGGGTGTCCAAATACTAAATACACATAATCCACAGGCTTTATTCCTATAATATCGCCTGATTTATATTTGGGGTACATACTATCCCCATAAACATTTATAAATAGCACGTCTCTTCCGAAGTTAGGAACATATACAGGTATTTTATTGACTTCACTACTGAGTGATAAAAAGTCAAATCCTGCTTTTGCATATACTTCAGGGTAATAATAACCTGTTGGCTCCCCTTCAGGAGATCCTAAAACCTCCCCTTCCCGAAAGTATTCCCTTGCTTCCTCTATGTACTTAGATAAAGCATTCTTTTGCTTTGTGGATAGTTCTGTTATACCTTGTTGTACCTCTTTAAGTGTTTTTACAGGGATACGTGTTTTTTCATAAATATCAGTCAGGGTAATATCATACCCTTTGCGCTCGTCTCTTAGGAATAATACTAAATCATCTTCATCTTCCTCCTCTGGCACGACTTCTTCTATCTGTGGGACGAGCATAGAGCCATTGCCAGTGAGGAGCCAGTCACTATTAAAACCATATTTAGCAGCAATTTTTTTAAGGAAATTATCTGTTAGGTACTTTTCATTTCCTTTCAATGCTCTTGTAAGACTTTCCTCTGATACTATTCCCGTATCGGAAATATCCTTTTGGTTTTTAATTATCTGTGCCCCTTTCAGGTAAGCAACAGCTTTTTCTAATCTATTTTTTTTATCAATTATATTGATATTTGAATTATTTTCCATACCTTTGTGCTTTAATTAAAAATTCGTTTGTTATGACCTCTTACTATGACAAAAAGCCGTTTAAAAGAATGTCTGAAGAAACATTTTTAGATTTGGTAGAATCTAAAATGCGCTGGGACAGAGAGCGTATCTCTAATGGTTTTTATGTTATACAACAAATAAATGATAAGCAACGTAAAAGAAAAAACACACCCCACGATGATAATTACGACAAAGGGGATGAAGAAAACAATTCCCTTATATTATGGTTGCTTTTCTTATGCGTTCTCCTACATATTCTAACCCTTTGGTATTTAGTCCGCTTGTAGGATCAGGTATCTTTATATTATAAAAAATATCAAGTAACATAGAGTGTTGCCGATTGGTAAATTCAACAGGGCCGTTGTCTATAACCTCTAACATTCCTTTAATCACTAAATTGCATTTTTCAATTTGATTACAACTCAATCCTAACTGAATTGTTTGTAAGGCAAATTTTAGATAAGGAGATAAGTTTTTCCCTATCTCATAATACACCATTGAAAACTCAAAATTAATAATAAATTGATTTACCAACTCATGATATATAACGTCTTGTAAGGTACTCTCTATATCTTTTTGCTTTATTTCTACCTTATCCCTAAAGGCTTCTTGTTCTGCTTTAACCTCCTTTTTAAATTCTTTGTTGTCAATAACTGCCCATATTTGGAAGCCTGTCAAAAAACCAATAATAACCCCCATTACCGCTGTTGCAGCCCCAAAGCTATCCCATGTAAAAGGGCTAAATCTTAACCAAAAAGATAGCCATGTACCTACACTTATTACGATAGCTAACAGCCCTAACCAGTTCTTTCTTAGAAAATTTTTCATCACATCTTTTTCAAAATCAACCACTTATAAACTTTAACACTTTTGAGTATCAATTTTCTTGACAAATAATTTGTTTCATCAATAAAATTGATATAACTTTGCATCGTGAAAAATGAGTAACATTTTACGCAACAAAATTAATAATTATAATTCAATTGGCAATGAATAAAGCAAAAAAAAGATACAAAGTTACGGGTAACCTATCTGAGGCTGTCTCGAAAGAGATATTAGCTAATAATGAATTAAGCCTACAAATAGCGCTTACAATGAGAAAAACGCAGACAGCAATAAGAGAATCTGCAAGAAGAAGAAGTAACACCTTATTAAATGTCAATCTGATGCCTTTGTATGAAAGTTATGGGTACTCAATTGACGATGTTAAATCAGAATAATCATGAATAATACCGAGCTAAAGAGACACCTCAAAAGAAAATTAGAGCGAGTAACATTGCTCAAGTTATCCTTAGAGGGTGCTGTTAGAGATTTGGCAAGCGAGATTATTAGCCTTAACGAAGAACTTTCCCTTGTGGAAGGGGGCAAGTCTTCTATCAAACTGAAAGAAACCGTTGATATTTCAGATTACACGGGTAAATTTTACGCTGAACTTGAAAAAGCAAGACAAAACAGCGATTTATAAAAAAAGCCCCGCAAGATTGCGAGGCATAATGATAACAAATAAAATTTTTTTCAATGGCAAAATTACTACAAAAATTATTCTCTTGCAAGAAAAAGACAAAAAAAGTGCAAGACCAACAACTACAAGTGATTGACGGCTATTTGTGTTATGAAAAGCGCCGTTACAATGAGCTAAACTACGAGCAGAAAGAGCAATATAACGACTGCTTGATACCTCAAGAATGTAGAGAACATCTCCACAAGCTCCTCACTGAAAATCAACTTAAATACGTACTACGATGAGAACAATGACAAACACAGAATTTGAGCGTGTGCTCAATGAAGAACGCAAGCAGCACTATTATTACAGTGACTTGTTGGACTTGCACGAAGACAGTAACAGGTCTTTCAGCTGTGAGTTTATCACAGAAGACGATTACCCTGATGATTGGTACTGTGCAATATATTACGATGTAACCACTCATTGCGAGGGTAGCAATAACAATGCAAGCTGCCACAATGTAGAGATACAGCATATATACATCAACTTCCAAGAGGTTAAGGCTACCGAAATTCAAGAAAACGTATTAACAACAGTACTCACCAACCGAGCTAACAAAGAGTTTCAGTTCAAAGATACTGATATACACCCCGATTATGCAACATCTAAAACATGGTAATATGAAAATAGGTGATAAAGTAATGGTTAATCCTTTCACAACCACAGACCCTGCAAACCAAAAGGGCAAAGAAGGGGTGATTGTAGAGATAGTCAATAACGAAGGGCTTGAGATAGTCAAGGTAAGGTTCAATAAGGACTGTTACGGACTATATGACAGCGATACACTTGAAATAGTAACCACTAAAAGCAAAGAACAATGAAAACAACCATAGAAAAGGGCAAATGCTATGAAATAGGCGATTGGCTCGTACAAATTGACAGAATAGACGAGCACCATATATGGGGGTTTGGGGCTGACAGCGATAGAGTGATAGGACATATAGCCCTCCCTATTGATAGCCAAGTAACCCGTGAAGTGCCGATTAACGACTATATCAACTATATAGATGTAGCAAGGCAGAATATAGCGGCAGAGTTTCGTGAGAGACTAAGCCAGTATGAAGAATAAGTAACAAATAAAATTTATTAAAAATGAATGAGAACATAATCACCGTACAACAACTACCCGTGATCGTCTATGAACGATTAGAGAGCGTGGGGCAAGAGATTGACAAGCGTATCGCAGCGCTTGATTTAGACAAGCAACTCGTAACAGAGGACACCAAGAAAGCCGTTAAGGACACCAGAGCAATGCTTAATAAAGAGTTGAAAGACTTTGAAGAACAACGCAAACGTATCAAAGAGCAAGTAGCAGCACCTTATATGGCTTTTGAAAAGGCGTACAACTCCTTTATCAAAGAAAAGTATGAGAAAGCTGATGGTATTCTTAAAGTGAAAATTGATGAGTTTGACAGAAAGCTAAAAGCAGACAAAGAAGCACGTATCAGGGCTTATTTTACAGAACTCTGCCAAGCTAACAATATTGACTTCCTCCCTTTTGAAAGGCTCTGCTTGAACATAAGATTAAATGATAGTGATAAGAGCTTGAAGGACATTGTAAATACCAATATTGACAACGTGGTTAAAAGCCTTGAATTTATTGAGAGCCTAACAGACCCAGACGAATATAAGGCAGAAGTCCTCGCAGACTACAAGCAAACCCTTGATGTAATGATTGCGATAAACAATGCAAAGTATCGCAAACAGCAACGAGAAGCCGAGTTACAGAGACTTGAAGCACAAAAAGCACGAGCCGAGCAAGCAAGGTTAGCAGCTGAGGCAAGGGCAAAAGAAGTGGCTCCTTTGCAAGCACCTGAAGAAGTACCAGCTCCAGCACCTCAAGAAGTACCCGCTCCTCCTCAAGAAGTCCCTGCTCCAGCGCCTCAAGAAGAAATACTACACTTTACACTTGAGGTAATAGGTACAAGGGCACAACTTAGAGCATTGCGCCAATTCTTAGAAACGAATAACATTAAATACAATTCAAAATGAGTACAGTAGCAACCACCACAGTAACCACCACAGAAAATGGCTTAACATTAGGTAATTTCCTTAATCAAAAAGCCACAGCCGATTTCCTAACAAAGACATTAGGGACAAGAAAATCAGAATTTGTGTCAAACCTCTTAGCCCTTTCAGATAGCAACAAAGAGCTGTTACAATGCGATAATACAGAGCTGATGAAGTGTGCCTTGAATGCTACAGCTCTTAACCTGCCACTTAACAAGAACTTGGGGTATGCGTATGTTATCGCTTACAAGGATTGGAAGACCCAAGAAGTACACCCACAATTTCAAATGGGATACAAAGGCTTTATCCAATTGGCGATCCGTAGCGGTCAATATAGAACGATTAACACTTGTGAGGTACGAGAAGGTGAGATTAAGCGTAATAAATTCACTGGACACACTGAATTTCTTGGAGAAAATCCAGAAGGCAAAGTCATAGGCTATTTGGCTTATATCGAGCTACAAAACGGCTTTCAGCAATCACTATATATGAGCCTTGAGCAGGTTAAAGAGCATGTAAGCAAGTACTCACAAAGTGGAATTGACAAAAACACCAAAGAATTTAAAGGAGTGTGGAAAAATGAATTTGACGCTATGGCAAAGAAAACAGTCCTAAAACTCCTACTTAATCGCTATGGGGTGTTATCAGTAGAGATGCAGAATGCTATAGAGAAAGACCAAGCAGATAGCGAGGGGCGTTATATAGATAACCCGCAAGGAGGTAGGTATGTACAAGATGCTGTTATCATTGAACAAAGTGAACCTACCGAGGTAGCAAGTCAAGAAGAACCAGTAGCTCCTGCTCCTGCACCTGCTCCTTCAGAAGGCCCTAAACAAGTTGATTTTAAAACCTTGTAAGTATGAGAACAAGTTATTTTACCCTCGGACAATCGCACGTATATCGTCTTAATGGGCAAACATTAGACCGCGATTGTGTGATTAAGATAACAGCCGAAAATCCAAGAGATGTAATGGTTGAGTATTTTGGCTTAGAGTGGGCTTTTGAATATGATGAACGCCCTGAAATGAGATACTTCCCACGAGGGGTATATAACCTAACAGAAAATAAATGGGAGACAGTATGAAACACCAGATTACACTTAGAAAGCACTATTCTAAAGTCTTTATAATAGAAATAGAAGCTGTAACAGAAGACGAGGCTATAGATATATTTAAAAAGAATATAGAAGAGTATAAAGCAAAATCAAAAAAGCAAACAGTACTCTATGGTGAAACCTTATTTGTCAATGGAATAGCTGTAGTAGAATTTGAAAATGATACAAACACAAGTCATTAGTTCAGGTAGCGAGGGTAACGCCGTGATATACAACAATGCAATAATGGTAGATTGCGGCGTTTCCTTCAAAGCCTTAGAAGCAGTCAAACGTTCTTTGAAAATAGTGCTCCTTACCCACAAGCACAGCGATCACCTGAAAATACGCACTTTGCAGCGGTTACAAGCTGAAAGACCAACCTTGCGAGTGGCTTGTGGTGATTTTCTCTTAGAGGAGTTGCCATGTATCAAGAATATAGATGTATTGCAAGTGGGTAAGATATACGATTATGGAGCGTTCAAGGTATCACCTATTAAGCTGTATCACGATGTACCTAATTTTGGTTGGCGGATATTCCTCCCCAACGGACAAAAGATATTCCACGCTACTGATACGGTACACTTGGAGGGTATCACGGCCAAAGGGTATGACCTCTATGCTATTGAGCATAACTATTGTGAGGAGTACATACAGCAAGCAATTGAAGAAGCACGAGCCAACGGAGAATATACCCACGCATACGGCAATATCAATACACACCTTAGCATACAACAAGCAAGGGCGTTTATTGAGGCAAACAGAAAGGAAAGCAGTGAGGTGTTAGAACTGCATAAAAGTAGAAGTTTTTATCATTAGAATTAAAAAGACATGGAAATACAAGGACGCGTAAAACAGATATTCCCCTCTCAAACAATGGGACAAAACGGCTTTGAGAAGCGGGATTTGGTAATCATAACAGAGGATATATACCCACAAACGATCATCATCCAATTTACACAGCAGCGTTGCGACTTATTAGACAGCTTGCAAGTGGGACAAAGAGTGAAAGTGTATGTAAATATCCGCGGGCGAGAATGGACAAGCCCACAAGGAGAGATTAAATACTTTAACACCATAGAAGCTTGGAAGATTGAGGTGATACAGACTACTAATGTAGCTTATCAGCAGCCAGTACAGCAGGCACCACAGCAGCCAGTAGCACAAACAGCGCCTGCACCTCCTCCACAGAGAGCACCACAGCAGGTACAACAACCGCAGCTGTTTGATAACCATGGGAGAGAGCCGAACCCTGCAATATTAGACAATCAGGAAGATGATGGATTACCTTTTTAGTAACTTAAAAATAAAGAAAAAATGGAAACAGTATTTAAAGTAGGAATGAAAGTCTATGACCAAGTATTTTTTCCTGACATAGATGGAAAAATAGTAGAAATTCATAATAAAAATGATAAAATTCAATTAGAGGTTAAATTCTTTTCAAAATATAGGTTAGAACCTTTATGTATGCAAAGTAGTGTCTTTTACACTGAAAAAGGTAATATGATTAATGTTTGGGGTTGCAATTGTGAAACTTCCACTCTCTCAACGATTCCTTATAAAGTAGAGTTTCAAGGCTTTGAACAAAGAGCACCTGTACCAACTTTTGAGGAAGCGTGGAAAAAAACGATGAGACTCTATGAACCTAAAAGCGAATACGATAAGGAAGAATATAAAGGTTATCCTTCGCAAGAATTAGCCGATGCTGCTGAAGCGCTGAGGAGATTACTATTCCTCAGAGACTATTACAATGAAGGTTGGCACCCTAATAAGAAGGATAAGGAACAAAGGGGTGTTTCTGTTACTTTGGATTGTGATAACAATTTTATGGTATGGGGAATACTAAAAGAAACAGAACCATACAAGTTCATATTTAAAAATGATGAAACAGCAGAAAAATTCCTTGAAGAACAAAAAGAACTCTTAGAAATCGCAAAACCTTTATTATGACAAAAGTAATGATTGTCCTGTTGTTAGCCCTTAATGTCCTTAGCTTGATAATTCTAAGGGACTATACCAAAGCTACCCATGCCATGGTAACGGCTATATTCCTCTATCTATTACTCAAAGACAATGAAAATGACGATCCTCCATTAAATACGGCAGAACGCCCGTAATATTAGGTAATTAGTATAACAAAAAGCAAGTATCAATCGGGATAGTAGCAGGTTCGAGTCCTGCCTTGCTTTCAAAGACAATAACAATGAAAAAGATACAATTAATAACGATAATAGTATGCTTGTTTTTAGATTTTTTACTAATCATTAGTAAAGACTACATTAGAGCAACTCACGCTATGGTAACAGCAATATTCCTTTCATTAATGCTAAAAGACGATGATTTTCAACGCAAGTAACGAATTTGATATACAAAGAGCAAAGGAACGGTTAAGTTACCTTATTGAAAAGAAAAAGACCTTTGAAATCACTGAAAAGAAGCCTAAGCGTACCTACTCACAGAATAATTACATTCATCTCCTTTTTTCGTGGTTTGCATTGGAATATGGAGAGACTCCCGAATATGTGAAGCAAGAGATATTTAAGAAGTTAGTTAATCCGCAAATATTCCTAACTGAATATGTGAATTACAAAACGGGAGAGGTAAGGGCTGCGTGGAGAAGCACAGCTGATTTAAACACAAAGGAAATGACAATCGCTATTGATAATTTCAGAGACTATGCCAGTAAGGAAGCGGGTATATACCTGCCAACCCCTGATGATTTAATCTCTCTCAATGAAATAGAAAGACAAGTGAATAATTTACAAGGGAGGTATTATTAAGCAATTTTCACCCCTTATTAAGCAAGGCAAAAAATCAATCCTAACTATCTAAAAACCAACGCAAAAAAGTAAATAAGCAAGATTTATAAAGATTTAAGCAATGAAAGAAACTGTTAATCGTTTTGAGGAGGAGATCATCACAACCTCCAATCTATCTGAGATGAAGAATAAGTACTTGGCTGAGACGCTTTACCGAAAATGGCCTGAGAACTTCGTAGATGAAAGCACAGGAGAGCTGGTCAATATAGAACGCAAAGAGATAATCTTTGCCCGCGGCACTCTCTTAGATAGCAATGCATTAGAGGAGATTAATTTCTTCTTACAGAGTGGGGATATTACCGAGGTAAGGGTTAGTAATATCAAGCGACAAGCTATCTTAGTAAAAGGAAGTGCTGCTACTTGGGTAGCCGTGGCAAAGATAATGGGTAAAAAGCAAACATTCTACCTATATGCTGATAGTGTGGATACAGCCATGCAGGTACTCACGGACTACATTGAACAACACTACCAAGGCTCCTTTGAGGTATTATCAGTTAAGGAGCAAGAATATTTATACATCGTTTCTTTGGTTAATGGGGACATGTCAGAGGAGAAAGTCAATTACTACATTGCTGAAATGGAGATTAAGACAGAAGGTTATACAATGTTTAACAAGTTCTTAGTAAAAGCCGTCAATGCTGAGGAGACCAAGCCGCTATGTATTGCTTTTTTTGACAGATTTACAAAGAATAAGGACCAGGCCGAACCTTATACAATGACCCTACTATCGGCAAAGAAAATGAAAGTAGAGGCTGTGATTGACCATGTATTCTGTAACGAGTACATAGATAGAAGCAAGGGAAAAGGAGAACCATCAGCCGATAACTACTAACTAACATTGGAATATTATCTATCTCATGTCTAAGACATGGGGCACCCCGATAGGCAAGCACTCACGTTCGAGCAGTGAGCGGGGGCTATAACAACCGATTTGAAAGGAGATTGAGCGCGCGGCAATCTTTATCAAATCTCTAATCAAATCAAAAATGAAATATAAAAGGATAAATCAATGGATAAAATTAAGATGTACAATGCCGATAACTTAGAGGTAATGGCAACCCTCGCCGATGAGAGTATTGATGTAATTTGCATTGATCCGCCTTATCTATACCTTAAAAACCAAAAGTTGGAACGCCCTTTTGACGAACCTAAATTCTTTGCCGAATGTAAGCGGTTACTTACAAAGAAAGGCTTTATCGTGATATTTGGTCGTGGTACTTCCTTTTATCGCTGGAATACAATATTAGACGGCTTGGGCTTTGTGTTTAAAGAGGAGGTGATTTGGGATAAAAGTTATGTATCAAGTCCGTTAATGCCTATGTCTCGCATCCATGAAACAGTATCCATACTTACAAAAAAGGAGGGGGTAATTAATAAGGTGAAAATTCCTTATTTAGAAATGAAAAGGCACGATATAGATAGTATTGTAACCGATATAAAAAGAATGAAATCGGCTCTTAAAAATACAAAATCACTTAATGCTGTATTGGAGTTTTTGGAAAATAATAAAGTGCCTACAGACAAAGACAACGTAATAAGTACTTCTATTTCCTCTGTTATTAAAACACAAGACAGGTGTGCTTCTGTAATGGCAGGTATTCAAAACGGACTTAATGAAAAGAGTATTATTAGAACTGATAGATATAATTGTGACACTTTCACTAAATATAATACGATTGCAACACAAGATAAACAAACAGGTGATCGTTGTGTGAATGTAATGCAATCTATACAGTTTGGGTTCAATGAAAAAACAATTATTAAGCATAGTAGAGACCATTACAAAGCTATACACCCCACTCAAAAACCCGTCCGCCTCTTAGAACGCCTTTTAGCATTGGTTATCCCCAAAGACAAACCTCTCAATGAAATAGTAGTAGCCGACTTCTTTGCAGGAAGTATGAGTTGTATGGAAGCGGTGCACAATATGGGTATGTGTGGTATTGCTACCGAAATAGACCAGGAATACTTTGAGAAAGGGAAACAAAGGATTATGCAATTGCAACCTAAATTATTTTAAATACTCATTCATTCTTTGTCTTCGCCCTCGCTTGTACTTGACGTGTAATGTTTAGGAGAGGGCTTAGGGCAAAGTTAGTGAGAAAATGTTCATTTAAATAACAAACCATGGAAAGAAAAGTATTACAATTTAAAGCAAGTTGGTATTATGCTATCAAGGATTTATCAAAAGAAATTCAATTAGAAGTATATATGGCAATTCTTGATTATGCCTTTAATAGAGTGAATAATACAGATACCCTTAAACCAACGGCAAAAGCAATATTCATTCTAATAAAAAACGAGATTGATAATAATCAATAAGACAAGCTACTATGAAAGATACTTTTATCCTTAAAACTAAATACGGAAGTATAATCAACAGATTGTCCGACAAGCAGGCAGGCGTTTTATTCAAAATGTTATTTAACTATGTGGAGAACGGGGCAAATGCAGGCTCAACAGATGAGAGAGTTGATATGGCTTTTGAATTTATTAAAATGGATTTGGATGCTTTCTCAGAGAGTTACCAAAAAAAGATAACAGAGCAAAGCAAACAAGGAAGAATTGGAAATCTCAAACGATGGAATAAAGAATTGTACGGCAAGGTGTTATCAGAAGAATTAACACTCGAAGAAGCTGAAGAAATAGCAGTAGCGACAAAATCATCGGGTAGCGATAAAAACATCGCTAAGCGACAAAATCATCGGGTAGCGACAAATTTATCGCTTAATGATAATGATAATGTAAATGTAAATGATAATGATGATAAAGACGCCTCCGCCATCACTGATGAGAAAAAATATTACTCATCTGATAACGGAGTGATAAAATCAATCAGCGAATTAAAACGTGATTATTTAAACGACGAGAATCTTTGTAATGCAATAATCAAAAACCTAAAAGTAATTGATAAAAACATGATTTCTGAGCAATTGGAGGCTTTTAATCAGCATTTGGAGTTACAAGGAGAACGGTTAAAAGAAGTGAGAGATTACAGGTCACACTTTAAAAACTGGCTTAAAAAAAGGCAAGAAGTGGCAAAAAATACCCCTGTAACCACAGCTCCTAAACGCATTCGCTTTGATGAGAATGGTAATGAAATCATTTATTAAAAAATATTTGAAATGCAAAATAAACAAATACCTAACAACCCTGAATTGGAAGAAGTTGTAATTGGCGGCATGCTCATGGAGCAAAGAGGAGTTACTGAATTTGTCGAGGTAGTAAAAGACACAAATGTTTTTTACAATCAAAAAAACGCAATAATCTATGATGCAATCCTATCTTTATACAAATCGTCTCAAGTAGCGGATTTAATGACAGTTAGTGATGGATTAAAGAAAATGGGTAAACTTAAAGACGTAGGAGGGAGTGCTTATCTTATTGCTCTTACGGAAAGAGTATCATCATCAGCAAATATGCAATATCACGCATTGATTCTTATGCAGTTGTATGTGAAGAGAAAGAGTATTGATGTAGGTTGTCAGCTTATAGAGCAATCCTATGAAGATGATACTGATATTTTTGAGTTATTGGATTATTCCTACAAAGAGCTTGATAAAGTGTCTGATTGGTTGTCTATCAAACAACCCAAGGATATAGGAGATTACTTAACAGAAGTCCTTAAACCCAAATCTGAGCGTGCAGGCGTTCCTACTGCTGTACGAGACATAAACCTTAAACTCAATGGCTACCAACCGAGTGATCTTGTCATTATAGCAGGGCGCCCTGCCATGGGAAAGACAGCATACGCTCTTAGTGATGCTCTGCATCAAGCACGATTAGGCTACCCTGTAGGGATATTCTCCCTTGAAATGAGTGCAAGACAACTAACGGCAAGGCTCTTTGCCAATTACTCAGGGATAGATAGCAACAAGTTGGCTTTTGGCTCACTTACACAAAGTGAGATGGATGTTGCAGTAAGCCTCCGTCCTTCTTTCAATAAACTGCCCTTGTATATTGATGATGAACCCTTTCTTACACTACTATCTCTAAAAATCAAAGCAAAGAAGTGGGTAAGGGAAAGAAAAGTAAAAATCATTTACATTGACTACCTACAACTCATTAGTAATAACCAAAAGGGCCGCACACGAGACCAAGAGATTAGCGAAATATCCCGTACCCTCAAGGGATTGGCTAAGGAATTAGACATACCAATCGTTGCCTTATCCCAGCTATCCCGCGGGGTTGAAACACGAGGAGATAAACGCCCCATGCTTTCAGACCTCAGAGAATCGGGAGCCATAGAGCAGGATGCTGACAACGTACTATTCCTCTATCGCCCTGAATACTATGGCATACCACAATGGGAGGACGGATCGCCTACAGCCAATGAAGTAGAGGTTATCATTTCTAAATTTAGAAATGGAACAACAGGAGGAATAATTACAGGATGTCAGCTACAGTACATGCGATTTTTTGAACGAGGAGGGCAATATAACTCGTTCTTACAACAAGAAAATAATTTGCCAAAAATAGATCCTAAAAGTAACACACCTTTTTAAAATGAAAAGCACAAAATTTATAACAGAACTCAGAGCCCGCGGGCTACAAATCACAGAGAAGGAAGCCAAATACCTCATGGAGGTAGCTGTAGCTGATTATCGTGAAAATCAAGTAAAACCAATCCTTAAGCGGGAGAACATGGCGCATTATCTCATATTAGCTTTGGCCTTTTGTGATGCTACCCACGAGCTAATGTGTATGGTGGATGAAAGCAATCTAAAATACAAGTTCAAAAGCAACTTCAAGAATGTGAAAAAGTACAACTGAGAAGTAGTAGAAGAGTTCAACAAACTCAACAAGGAGGACACTCCACTACTGAACGCTTTCAGAGCCTATGCAGATGATATATCAGAGTTGGTGTATCTACATTTAGACGGAATTAATAACAGACAAAGCAAATGAAAAAACAAACTAACACCCCATTAAGAGCCTTTGAGGTAGCCGTAGATAGACTACTCATGGAATTTTGTGAAAAGCACGATTTCACCTATGAATTTTCGGTAGGAGAAGATAGTATTGACATATTTAGTATATCTCATTTCTTTTTCAGCCTCTCGGATATATACTTTGACCTCAAGAGTAACCAACCCAAGGGTAAAATCATAGAGTGGTACGATTACCTCCTTGATAATGAAGTAGAGATTAGTTATTATGCCTATTGCAAGGGATTGAGAAAGGAACAACTAAGTAAGTAGCAAAACGATTAAAATTTATAGAACCAATAAACATTATAGAAAATGCAAATTACAGAAGAAAACATTAATGAATATTTCTACTTAATAAAGGAATTAGAAGATGGATTTAAGACTATATTAAGAGTAAAAATAGAGAAAGTAATCTATGAATATAGTCAAGAAACGTTTGAAAGTCCTATTAGTTTTAGGACAAAAACTGAAACTATTAAAAAAACTAAGGCTTATGTTGTAGATAATAAAAATAATAAATACTTAGTTGATGGCTATATCCTGTTTAATCGTAAAGATGAAGTTTTTAAAGAATTTGAAAAATATTTTTAACAATGAAAACAATCCAAGAACTCGTCCCGCTTATCCAAGAGTGGGCAAAAGAAAGGGGGATATTTGACAAAAGCACCCCATTTGACCAACTACTTAAGACCCATGAAGAAGTTGGTGAGCTTATCAAAGCGTGTTATGACAATGACAAGCCAGCTATCCAAGATGCGATAGGTGATACTATGATTTGCCTTATTAACTATTGCTATTTTATGAAAATAGATGCTTGGATACAAATCAATGATGTTTTAAATATTGGAGACGAAACAAATGAAGATAAAGTGATATTGTCTTTATATACGCTAAGAAAACTTAGTAGTTTAATGAATAACACTTTTATAACAATGGGTAGAACGCATGAAGAACAACCTAAAACTATTTTTTTTAATTTTAGTTACATAATTTATTATCTAAATAATATAGCTATCTTAGAAAATACTACCCTTGAAGAGTGTCTTAACATTGCATACAACGAGATAAAAAACAGAACTGGAAAAATGATTAACGGTAAATTTGTGAAAGATGAAGAATAAAAAATACACTTTTTGCAAAATATTTGACCTTGAGGATAAGCAAATTCTTATTCGAAAAGATTATTGTGAGGAAGATCTTTACAAAATTAAAGTATCTACCTTTAATGGAGAGATATTAAGCTGTTTTTACTTTGGTTATATAAAAGAGGAAGAAGCAGATGAATGTTTTGATTCAATGACAGTAGAAGAAATATTAAGATATTTAAAAAATATAGACACAAAAGAGACTAAAGATGAAAAATAGCAACTACCCCAATTGGCTCGTCTCATTAGAGATAGCCAAAGAACTCAAAGAAATAGGTTTTAACGAATATTGTCCTTTCTTTGTTTATCCAAATGATGACGAAGTTTTTATTTCAGGGACTGTTACTGTAGAAGAAGACTGGTTAGATGAAGACAACTATGGTGAGGTAATCATAGATTTGTCTGTTACCGAATGTGGTAAGTTTAACAAACTCAATTTTCAAACAATCCCTACTTGGGAACAAGTTTTTGAGTGGTTCAGAGAAAAAGGTTACCATGGCGTTATAGCCGCAAGAGGAGAAGATGTAGATAGTGAATACTCTTATCGCATTGAACACCTCAATGATTTAATTATAGACTTTGATCAGGCCAACCCTCTAACCTATGAAGAAGCTCGTGAAGCCCTTGTAAAAGCACTCATACGAACCTATAAAAATGAACAACTATGAATAAAAAACTCATCGTCCTATCAGGGAAGAAAAGAGTAGGAAAGGACACCGTGGCCAATCTTTTCAATGACTACACCCAACGTAAATACGAACTAAGAGCCTTTTCCGAGCCAGTCAAAGAAATAGTATCCCAAGCAGTAGGAACAGCCTCATATGCGCTAGACCTATACAAGGAAAGCCGATTAGTAGATGTCAATGGTATATCGAGCAAGCTAACCATAAGGGAGCTATACCGAAAGACAGCGGACTTCTACAAGGAACTACTCGGGGAGGATATATTCGCTAAGCTAATGTTTCGACGATTGGCGTATGAGAACTACGAATTTCCAAGGGTGATTATCACAGACATGCGATTTAAGGTAGAATATGAGCAGATGAAACTGCTTGACCCTATCTTTATTCGTGTGAAATGCAGAATGGGCAATATGGATACCCATCCTTCCGAAATAGACCTCGACGATGTCCCTGATAGTGATTTTCACTTTGTGATTGATAACACATGCACACGGACACAACTCAAGGAGCAAATACAAGCAATAGTCAAAAAGTTGAGAATATGAAAATCTATCTATCAGGAAAAATCAGCGGGACAGACCTTGACTATGTACGTCGCCTATTTGACAAGGTAGCCACCACCCTCCAAGCATTAGGTCACGAGGTTACCAATCCTCTCTGTAACGGACTATCTGAAACAGCCCCATGGGAGGAGCATATAGCCAAAGACATCATCAACCTTATAGGTTGCGAGGGAATATATATGCTACAAGGTTGGGAGGATAGCCAAGGAGCAAGAATTGAGCATGCTGTAGCCAAAGAAATAGGGCTAAAAGTGATGTATGAATAATCATTAGCGATCAGCGCATTCCTTGTAATCACTGGTCGCTAACCCTTAAATTAACAAAATGAAATATATTTATACCTACATTTGAAAGTATAAATGTAACTATAAATCGTGTGACAAATGTTACACACTTTCAATTTGTTATATAAAAAAATTGCATGATAATTCAAATATATTTTGTATCTTTGCGCTTTGATAAATATTAACAGAATAGACTAACAAGGAATAAAGACAACATGGAGAATTTAATAACCATCCGTCAAGGAATTACAAGTAGAAAAACAATTACAAGTCTTGAGCTTGTAGAACAAATTAACCTATTCAGAAAAGAAGAAGGTAAGGAAACGGAACTAAGACACGACACCATGCTTTCTATTATCAGAGATGAATTTGAAGAAGAAATCTCACTCCAAAAAATTTTGGAGTCAAAATACAAGAATGAACGGGGGCGGGAATATCCTATGTTTGAACTCACTATCACACAAGGAAAACAAGTTTTATTAAGAGAGAGTAAGTTTGTCCGCAGGCATGTAGTAGCGTGGTTGGAGAGCATGGAGGAGAGAAGCAAACCAATGACAGCAGGAGAATTATTAATGGCGCAAGCACAAGGAATGATAGCTTTAGAGAAAGCTCAACAAGTACAAGCCCAACAGATAGCATTACAGAACGAGCGCCTTACAAAAATAGAAGCCAAGATAACCACCAAAAACGAGGATTATTTCACTATCTCAGGATATAGCAATATTGTAGGAAGAAGAGTACCCCTGCAACAGGCTATTTCAATGGGTAAGAAAGCGGCTAAATTGTGCATACAAAGAGAAATCCCTATGGGAAGTGAGTACGATGCTAAATATGGATTTGTAAAGAGCTATCCTACTGAAATCTTAAAAGAAGTATTTGCAAACAACTAAATCTAATCCCATGTACCAAGAAAGCCAACTTCAACAAATGTGCGTGTGCTATTTCCGATACAAATACCCGCAGTACCTTATCTATGCCGTTCCTAATGGCGGATTGCGCAACAGTGCAGAAGCCAAACGCCTCAAAGAAGAAGGTGTCCTGGCAGGAGTGGCTGACTTAGTAGTAATGCTCCCCCAAGGTAAAAGCCTTTATATTGAGATGAAAATCAAAGGAAACAAACAGACAGAGCACCAAAAAGTTTTTCAACAAAAAGCCGAGGCGCTCGGATATAAGTACTATGTATGCTATAGCTTTGACCAGTTCAAGGCAATCATAGAAGAGGAACTAAACACCACAGACAATTAACCCCTAAAACCTAACCCCTAACCTCCCATGCTTGAAAAGATAAAAACAGCCATAGAAGACGCCACGGACGAGGCTATAAAGAGCCGCACAATTTACCTCAAGCTATTTTGTGGATTGGCGTGTAAGCACTCTCTATCCTCACAAAAGGATATAGCCGCTTTCTTGGGTATTTCCCCAGCAAGCGTGGGTTATTACCGCAAGGAACATAGCAGCATGCTAATGGTTACAGAGTACCAAAAGCTATACCAAGCCGTGGAAAAGAAGATATTATAACGTTCTTCATTCGTATTTTTTGATGTGTTATTCATTGGCACCACTCCTAAATCAGGGGTGGTGTTTTTTTATTCCTCTTTGTTGTCTTGCTCGTACTGCTCCTTTTATTGCAAGGTATCAGAACAAAAAAAACACAAAGAAAATACAAAGAAAAAACAAACGACGATAACATCCCTTTGCGACCTATATCGTACCTTTGCCTTGATAATTAAGGCAAAATGGCATGGAAAGCAGAATAGGTAACCTCATTGATATTGATTGGAGAAATAACCTACACGACCTCCAACCTGAAAATATAAAAACTCCCACCAACTTAAATTTCCTCAAGGAAAGCCTCGTAAAACATGGCTTTGCCTTGCCTTTTGCTGTATGGAACGATCAAGGAAAATATTATTGCATTGACGGACATACTCGCAAACAAGTACTATCCGAACTTGTCAGCGAGGGGGTAAGTGTCCCTACTCTTCTAAAAGCCTTTGAGATATTAGCCAAAGACCGCAAAGAAGCAGTAGAAATACTCCTTGAAGTCTATAACCAAAAACACAATCCTTTTGTCAAAGATACTCTTACAGAGTGGGTAAAGGTAGAAGAGGTACAGGTCAATATTGAGAGCCTTCATGTAGAGACCCTATCAGAGCAAGACCCTAACGATATAAATATCAAACAAGAAAAGAAAGTTTGGGTACCTGATTGCCTTTTTCCCTCTAACAATCCCTATGATATTCCTACATTGTTACCACATACACAGCCTATTTATGTAGATGTCCCTTTGCGCCCCTATGGAGCCGAAAAAAGGAGTAAGCAAGGCGTGGGTACTTATCATTTTTACGTTGATGATTACCGCTTTGAGGCTATTTGGGACAATCCCTCAGCTATCATAGAATCAGGGTGTAAGAATATCGTTGAGCCTAATTGTAGTTTATACGAAACCACCCCTATCAGTTATGGGATATTCCAAATCTACAAAAAGCGTTGGATTGCTCGTTTCTTACAAGATTACAATATAAACATATTCGTTGATTTGAACGTAACAGAGAAATTTGCCTCTTATAACAGAATGGGCATTCCTGAAGGTTACAACGCTTTTTTTACTCGTGGTTACGAATCACGCCTTAATAACTTGGAAAAGGAACTTATCATCGCTCAGGAAATATCAGGACTTGACAATCCGAATCTTGTTGTATATGGAGGGGGTAAAAAAGCCAAAGAGTTTTGTTACAAGAAGAACCTTACTTGTATCAGTGAAACCACCTTAGATATATGATCCTATGGGCAAATCATCAGGTGGAATTAGGAATACTAACAAGCCTAAATCAAAAATCAGCAAAGAGAGCAAAGAGGAGGCAAGAGAACGAGAGTTACAAAAGCTCAATGCACCCTATAGGGAGATATACAAAGCAAAGAACGGAGCCTCCGTATCGGTAAGCCCTTATGCAGATAGAAAGGACTTACAAGAGAATATCACAACCGCTAAGGTAATAGCCAACGAATTAGGAGTAAGTGTAAAGATACGCCCCCACTTAGATAGCAATATTGTAAAGGTTAAAAACCCAGAGTATGAGATAAACGGGATTATTGGCGATAGAGCTACTTTTGAGGGAACTAATTTGAGGAGTTTTGTAGAAAATACCTTTAAGAATAAATTTAAAGAAAATAACGGACAATTATCGAATTTACGTAAAACATCTTTAGTGTTAAATATCAGTGATAAAACTTTTTTAGAAAATGACATGATAGGTTTTGGAGCGAAAATAAAATCTAAAATGCTGAACAGAATAGAAGTAAAACATATTTACATTGTGAAAGGAGAAAAAGCAACAGTTATTAATAGAAAAGATACAGAGGGAGATGCTCTTTTTGAAAAAATACTTTCCTTAAACAAGTAAAGGCTTCATACCTACAATAGATATAAAGCCTTTACAAGAGTTTGGGTATTGACAGTCTTAACTTCTCGCTACCCCCGCAGCAACAAACTTGTTTTGTTACGCACCGCAAAGATACAAAATATTTTTCTAACCACAAATATTTTTTAAAATAAAATGGGAAAATCATCAGGAGGCATAAGAAATGATAGCCGTAACGACATCATAATGCAAAAAGGAGGAGGTACGCCCTCCAGTGTTAAGAATATAGGTAGCATCAAAGATATTACCGACAAAAAAGCTAATCGTGAGGTAAAGCGCGCTATATCAAAGTATCACTCACGAATAGGGCTTAATACTCGTGAAGTCAAACTGGCAGACCTAAAAAATGCTTATGGGATCGCTGTTATATCGAATAATTCAGGTACAGTGTACCTCAATCGTAAATCATTCAACAACAGCAAAGCCATGGTAAAATCCAAGAAGGAAGAATACAAAGCTGGGCTAAAGGTTAAAACCAACAAAGCCATTCAGCATACCACTATACACGAACTGGCTCATACCACTTGGACAAATCGACATACAGGAGACAAACACAAGAAAGCGGGTAAGGAGATAAAAGCTCTCTATAAACAATACACTAAAACAAAATCTAATGTATTAGGAGGGTATGCACGCCAAAATGTCAATGAGTTTTATGCTGAAGGAATGAGCAAAGCTATATTAGGCAAAAAAGACCCCTACTCTAAAAAGCTATTGGAAATCACCAAAAAGTATAAGTTGTAATACATTCGCTATATGTAATCCCTTAAATAGAACAAACAATGATATTAAAAAAAGACATCTTAAACAGAGCCTATCAAAGACATACCCAAATGGGAGGAAAAGCAAAATCTGTAGAAGCATTTGCGAAATTAGTAGTAGCAGGCCTTAACATCATTCAGGCAGAGGAGGAAGAAAACGAACAAGGGCTTTTCATCTCTCACTTCTATTCTGAAAAGGAACAAGAACAACTATTAGCAGGTATTGACTATAAAAACGAATTAGAAGAAGAAACAGACGAATAATGACAAACACTCCGAAAAATAGACAAACATGGATACTTGACTCTCTGAAAAGCGAGCCGAGTTTGTCATATTCGGAAGTGTGGGGTAAATATGAGGTAAAGTGGGGTAAGGGTAAAACTACCTTTGATAAAGACTGGAAACAAGCTCAAAGACAGCATCAAGAATATCAAAAACAAGCCCAGCAGGTCAAGTTAAAGCAATCCCTCGCTACTGAAAAAGAAGCGGTAAAAAAGGGGCTTAAAACCAAAATAGACCGTATCACTATTTTGCAAAATCAGATTGACAACCTTTTAGAGCGATTGGAAAAAGGTACTCACCCACAAGAGATACGATCCCATGAAGGACAAATACAAAGATACGAACGAACTCTCACTCCCTCAGAGATAACAGCCTATAACCGTACCATTCGTGAGTTGCAGTCCGAAATATCCAAAATGGAAGGGGATTATATCAATGTAAATCAAGTGGAATTATCAGGCAGCATAGACATTGCCCAATGGCTCAAGAACAACAACAAGAACAATGATTAAGACCCAACCTGTATATGATCCTTTGTACTTGAACAAAGATAAGTTTATTATCATCCTTTCAGGAGGAAGAGGGTCGGGCAAGTCGTATAATGCCTCTACCTTCTTAGAACGTTTATCTTTTGAAGCTGGGCATAAGATCCTTTTCAGCCGCTATACCATGGTATCAGCTCATAGTTCTATTATCCCTGAGTTTGAGGAAAAGATAGAAGCAGAGGGCACACAGGCGTATTTCAGTATCACCAAAACAGCTATCAAAAACACCTTTTCAGGCTCTGAAATACTATTCAAAGGGATTAAGACATCATCAGGTAACCAAACCGCTAACCTTAAGTCTTTGCATGGTATCACCACTTTCGTAGGTGATGAAATGGAAGAATGGCTATCAGAGGAGGATTATGAAAAACTAATCCTTTCTATTCGTCAAAAAGGGGTGCAATTACGGGTTATCCTCATTCTGAACCCATCCAATGCCGAGCATTTCATTTATAAAAAGTACATTGAGAAAACGCACAAGGTGGTAATGATTGACAGAGTAGAGGTGCAAATATCCACTCATCCTGATGTATTGCATATTCATACTACCTACTTTGATAATGTAGAAAACCTCAATGAGCAGTTTTTTAAGCAGATTGAGGAGATAAAAGCCCAAAGCCTCGCACAAGCAACTGATGAACAAGGCAATTTTTCTCAATCTTTGTTCAACAAAACCAAATATGCTCAAAAAATCATAGGACGATGGGCTGATGTATCAGAGGGGGTAATATTCACCGATTGGGAGATTGGATATTTTGATACCTCGCTACCTTATGGGTACGGACAAGATTACGGATTTAGCATTGACCCTGATACACTCATCAAAGTAGCCGTGGATAATCGTAGTAAAATCATTTACATTGATGAAAAGTACTATAACAACAAGCAATTATCCTCTGACGGACTTTATCAGCTCAACAGCACTTTGATAGATCACCCTGACGACCTTATCGTTGCTGATAGTGCCGAGCCACGTCTGATTGCAGACCTAAGAGATAAGGGTCTCAATATTGAACCTTGCGAGAAAGGAGCAGGCAGCGTATCAGCAGGCATAACAACAATGCTCAATTATAAGTTAGTGGTAACGCCTGAGAGCTTCAATGTGATGAAGGAGCTAAAGAATTACGCTTGGAACGACAAGAAAGCAGGCATACCCATAGATAACCACAACCACGCTATAGATGCTATTCGTTATATTACAATGAAGCTGCTAAGTGGTACCAATAACAACCTATATCAACTCGCCTCAATGATTTAGCGGAGAGCCTCCGTGGCAACTCAAAATTAAAAACTCAAAACTTAGAAACGATGACCCAAGAAGAATTTAAACAGGACGTATCTCTGATTGACACCACTACCTTTCAAAGGCAGTATGATGTCAAAAAGCACGAGATATTCACTAATAAGCATAAGTTCCCAGACCCTGAAATCGTAATACCTCTTACGGACGAGGTAGGTAATCCTTTATTAGATAGTCAGAAAAAACCACGTTTTGAAAAGCGTACTCGTTCCCTTAATCGTATAGGACTACCTTATCAAAAGCGTATCGTTGAAATAGCTACCATGTTTCAAACGGCTATCCCCTACAAATATACCGCAGAGGATAGTCCGCTCTTTGCTGCCTTTCAAGAGGTAATCAAAGCCAACAAAATGAACTTCTCTGATAGTGCTATTTGTACAGAGGTCAAGCGTTACACCCTTGTAGCCGAGCTTTGGTATTTGGAGGAGCAGCCTAACGAACAATATGGCGTACCTACTCAATATCTATTGCGACACAAGGTGCTATCCCCGCTCAAGTACAAGCTATATCCACGCTTTGACGACAACGACAACCTTATCTCTTTTGCTATTGAAAGCACTACCAAGGATAATAAAAAGACCATATTCCAAGGCTTTACCGCTGATGAGATATACACCTTTACCACAGAGAACGGCACCACTACCACAGAGATAAAACCTAATATAATTGGCAAAATACCAGTAGTACTCTATCGTCAAGAAGAAACCGAATGGAATGCTGTACAGCACCTTATAGAGATAGCCGAGGTACAGCGTACCTATTTTTCTGAAAGTAACAAGAAGTTCGGAGAGCCTATCCTAATGATCGCAGGAAAGGTAGAGGGTAAAATGGCTGTCAATAATACAGGGGGCAAGGTCTATGAGGTCAAGGACGGGGGTAATGTACAATTCGTAGTACCTCCTAATGCTAATGAGAATTTCGATAGAGAAATGAGTATGAATCGCCGTGATATACACGAGTTCACCCATACTCCTGACCTTTCCGATGAGTTCTATGCAGGCAAAGGCAATATGCTTTCAGGAGTAGGGCGCAAACTCGCATGGCTACCTGCTCACCTCAAGGTAAAAGATAACGAGGCTATATTTATTCCTGCCTTACAAAGGCGTATCAATATCATTTTGGCTTTCCTCTCTAAGATGTATATCCCCTTTGAGAAAGAACTCAAAACCATAGACATCACCCCTATTATCACCCCTTTTGATATTGATGATGATACCGAGATGATACGTACCCTTATGGAAGCCAATGGAGGAAAACCGCTACTCTCTCAACGAGAAGCCATGCAACGCTTTGGCATTACTGACCCTGAAGCCCAATTACAGCAAATCAAATACGAGGAGAATAGCAGCCTCAATGAAGCAAGTATCTAATGAACTACGATAACGAACATAGAAAGCACCTACTCGCTTACCTACAACAGATAGAACGATTATTCTATCAGTGGGTAGGCTTTTCTGTGTCCTTAGCTCTCAAAACGGATTTCCAAGAGCTTGTAACAAACACCCTATTTGCCTTTGCTGCTACTAAGAAAGGGAAAGCCTTTGACAAGGAATTAGATAAATTCAGCAACCAATTAGACCAAATCATAAAGCAAGGCATTACCAAAGAATGGGCTTTTGCCAACCTCAAACAGGACCACCTACTAAGAGAAGGACTAACCAAGTATCAGAACTTAGAAGCCCTTGAGGCCTTCAAAGTACGAAAGATTAAAGATTTTACGGTCTCTGATAGAGTATGGGACATTGCTAAAAAAGCACAAAGTGAAATAGAGCTTGCCTTGTCTGTATCCTTGGAGGAGGGTAAAAGCGCTGTCCAGCTAAGCCGTGAGGTACGCAACCTATTGAACAACCCTACGGCTCTATTCCGCAGGGTAAGGGACAAATACGGCAATCTTGTATTAAGCAAGAACGCCCAAAACTATCACCCTGGGCAAGGAGTATATAGAAGCGCCTACAAAAACGCTTTGCGCCTTGCAAGTAACGAGATTAATGTAGCCTATAAGTCCGCTGATTGGTTACGGATACAGCAAAACCCTGATGTAGTAGGATTTGAAGTCCGCCTATCCCCACAGCACAAAGTATATGACATGTGCGACCAGCTCAAGGGTAAATATCCTAAATCTTTCCACTTCCACGGCTGGCATGTAGGCTGTAAGTGTCATATTATTACTATTCTTAAGACTGACGAAGAACTTATCAAAGAACTCAAAGCCGATGAAACCCTACCTCCTGAAAGTTCCTCTAATTACGTGAGTGAGGTGCCAAGTAATTATAAGCAATGGGTAACAGATAACAAAGATAGGTTCAAGAATTGGAAAACAAAGCCGTATTTTATCGAGGAAAATAAAAAAGTAATAAAGAAATGAAAATTAACACCATTGACATACAAGCTACTTATCATACCTACCTTTTAGACAGCAACTACAAGGATCTGCTTTGTTTTCCTCCTCTCAAGAAACTACCCTCTAATGACTGGGCAGAATATTACGGCAAAGAGTATGACACAGACGATCCACAACTGGACACCACATCTATATCCTTGTCTTTTGTCTCCAAAAGCGACCAATACGATACTTTTATAACCTTTCTATCTGCTCAAACCTATAATGATTTTCACTTTGAGGAGTTGGGTAAGTCTTTCCGATTGCGATTTGTAGGAGTGAGAAAAGCAAAAAAAGAACAAGGCTACATCACCTATGAGGCTACTTTTGCCAATGATACCCCCTTGCAAGGTTATACCTATATTGCCCCTAATGACACCTTGCCCTCTTCAGGTTTTACGATTGACACCATAGACCTATCCAAGTATGGTATTTACCTATTGGAGGAGAACGAAAGCAACCTAATAAAGAGCTACGAGGTCAAAGAGCACCTGACAACTACCAGCAGCACCATTGCGGGAGTACAATATGCCGAATATCCCAACGTGTTTAAGGAACGCACCCTTGAGCTTCTCTGCTATATCAAACAGCCTATCAATCTCTTTTGGAAATTATACGAAGCGCTATTATACAATCTTTCTCAGAGAGGAGAACGTACCATTAATGCTTTTGGTAGTACCTTTAAAGCTATCTATCAAAAGGCTAATGTAAAAGAGGTGATACTCACAAAAGATACTTTGAGGGTAGAATTTACCCTTTACTTTGTGGAAATATAAAAAATACACAAAGAAAATACAAAGAATAAACAAACTGTAATAGAGTCTATTTTTGCTCCAAAACGTACCTTTGCCTTGAAATCTGACAACTATGCAACTACACTTTAACAGCACCTATATAGATGTCCTCCCTACTGATGAGAGCTACAGATACCGCTCCATTATGGGGGAGCATACCCTTAACCTATACTTTGCCTTACCTACTTACACTGAAATACCTACGGGAGCATGGTGTGAGTTCCAAGGGGAACGCTATACCCTCAATCAGCCTGCTAAAGTGGTGAAGCATAACAGCAGACACTTTGAATATACCCTTACCATGGACAGCGAGGGGGCAAACCTGAAGAATTACAAGTTTCGTAATCCAAATGATAAGACCCTCAAGTTTCCTTTTACAGCATCTCCTCGCTACCATATTCAGATATTGGTAGATTGCCTTAATATGATAGATAGCGGTTGGCAGATAGGAACTACTATTGAAGCCAATGAAAAGCTCATCAGCTATAACCATAATAACTGCTTGGAAGCCTTGGACATGATCGCCAAAGCCTTTGAGACAGAATACGAGATTATAGGTAAGACCATACACCTCCACAAGGTAGAATATTTCAAAGACAATCCGCTACCTCTTCAATATGGCAAAGGCAAGGGCTTTAAGACAGGTGTAAGTCGTACTACCGAACAAAGCCGTATTACACGCCTCTATGTACAAGGAGGGGAACGCAATATTGACCGTTCCAAGTATGGCAACAAGGAATTATTGCTACCCAAATCACAAGAGTACGTATATGAAGGGGTAACCTTTGTTTCAGATGACAAGGGGCTATCAATAGCTATCAAGAATGCGCAAAACAACGGCTTTATCAACGAACAAAGCCTTGACCTTTCCCATATATACCCAAGTCGCAAAGGGACTATATCGGCCGTGTTTGAAGTGGATAGAGATAAACACTTCTACGACTTTGCCGACACAACCATACCTGAAGCGTTGAACTTTGCCGACATCCAAATCAAAGGGGAAAAGATGGTGATATACTTTGAAAGTGGTATGTTATCAGGGCGTGAGTTTGAAGTATCAAAGTACGACCACACCCAAAAACAATTTCAGCTTGTCCCCAAGGAAGAAGACGGCACTACCATGCCGAATGATATATTTAAACCTGCTATAGGAGACCAATATTCTGTATATAACATGCACTTACCTGCTGCTTATATTTGCGACAATGACACCAAAACTGGCGCCAGTTGGGAGATGATGAAGGAAGCATGTAAGTATCTGTATGAAAACCGAGCAGACCTATTTACCTTTACTGGTGATTTGGACGGAATATGGGCAAAAAAGCGATGGGTCAATGTAGGCGGACGGCTCAAAATGGGGGCTTATATCCACTTTTCAGATACCGAGTTTCAACGTACCCCCGTAGCTATTCGTATCGTAGGGCTTAAAGAGTATGTAAATAACCCATACAGCCCTCAAATAGAGTTATCCAACAAGGTACAAGGACAATCTTTTTCCTCTGAAATACGCAAACTCCAAAATCAAGAGGTGTATTTTGGAGAAATGAACAAACAGACACAATCACTAACCAAACGCAGTTGGCGCAACGCCTTAGAGACGATCAAGCAGGTAGAAGAAGCCTTTCCTGAATACACCAAGAGTATCATTCCTGCCACTGTACAAACAATGATGGCCTTGGTGGGTAATAAGGCAGGACAATTTGCCTTTGTTGCTAATAAGACCAACCCTATCACTGTGCCTCACACCTTGTACTTTGATAAGAACAATAAGCAAATCAATGCAGGCAGTGGTTGGATCAAGCATTACACCCTTGGCACCACAGACATCAAACCAAGCCACTCCGCGGCTGATTATAAGTATTGGTATGTTTCTCAATTTGTGTCAGGTAGATTAGATGATAAGGCAAAGAGCTATTACCTCTACATCAAGGCCAATAAGGCTATAGAGACAGCCGAGTTTGTCCTCTCCGAAACCAAGATAGGCATGGAGCAAGAAGCAGGATTTTACCACTTTCTATATGCCACGGTCAATTCTGAGTACGACGGAGAGCGAGGAATAGCCCAACTCAATGGCTTTACCGAGATTACAGGCGGGCAAATGGTAACCAACCGTATAGCTTCAGGTAATGGACAGCAGTTTATAGCACTCTACGACGACCGAATAGAGATAAACGCGCACCTCCAAATCTCAGACAGCAACAAATTAGAGTTCAAACAGCTTATTAATCCTGATTTGCAGTCATTGGAGAGTAGGTTAAAACAGTACTCTAATGAGCAGACAAATAATATCCAAGTGGGAGGAAGGAACTTATTACGTAACAGCAAGCAACTAATTACAAATAATGCTTATCTTATAGCAACATATACACTTACAGAGAGCTTGCAAGAAGGAGAACGAGTAACTATGACTATTAAGGGGCGGTTAGGAGCTGGAAAAACATACTTTTCAATCTATAACAGCAACGGTTATGTTCTTTTGGGAAATTTAGAATATAAAGGGAATAACATATATCAATCTACATTCAACTGGACTTTGACTGGTTTGGGACATACTGCTGATAACACATTAATTCAAATATACGCAACTCCTTATTCTATAGTTACAAATAGTACTATAGAATGGGTTAAACTTGAGAAAGGAAACGCATCAACGGACTGGTCTCCTGCCCCTGAAGATTTAGAAAACAAGATAGATAACGAAAAACAGACCCGTGAACAAGCTGTCGCTAACGCTAAAAGCGCTACTGAGGCATACGCACGAGCACAAGCCGATTTACTCAAGTTACAAGCCATAGCAGAAGCCAATCGTACGGCTGGATTAGCTATTACAGCAGAACAACAATCCCGTATCCAGCAAGCAGAACGCAACTTACAAATTGCTAAAACCCATGCAGAACAAAAGGTAAATGAACTAAATGTAGGAGGTAAGAATTTATTACGTAACAGCCGACAACTAATTACAAATAATGCTTATCTTATGGCTCGGTACGGTATCGCTGAGAGTATAAAGGAAGGAGAGCAAGTAACATTAACACTTAAAGGGCAGTTAGGCGCAGGAAAGTCAGCATTCTCTGTTTTTAATAGTAATGGATACGTTCATTTAGCAACATTGGAGAGTAAAGGTAATGGTCTCTATCAAGCTACATTTAACTGGACTTTGACAAAGTATGGGCACACCGCTGATAACACAACGATAGATATATATACTCCTAATTATACTGTTTTAGCAGATAGCACCATAGAATGGATTAAGCTCGAAAGAGGCAACAAACCTACTGACTGGTCTCCTGCTCCTGAGGATGTAGAAAACCAAATCGCTAATATCAATTCTGATTTAGAGACTATCCGAAGAAATGCCGCAAGAATTGAAGACTTAGAAAATAAGAACAAGGCTAAAACCGATGAGCGTATCGGCAAACTTGACCAAAAGACCGCTTTCCTTAACGATACACAGATAGCAGGCAACGTGGTAGCCACTGGTACGATGATTGTAGGTAACACCACAGGAACGCAAGCGGGTATCACTGGGGTAGGAAATGCTACTAATGAAGTACGATTATTTGCAGGTAGTGAGTTTGCAGGCAGGTATGTCGCCCCTTTTAGAGTGCTACAAGACGGCACCGTATATGCTACTAAGGCGAATATATCAGGACAAATCAATGCTACAAGTGGACAAATTGGGCAATTTTATATTAATACTGAAGAAAATGAAAAAAGAGGTAGAATATATGCTGGGAGTAGAAATACTTCAGAGATAACAATTGGAAATACAGGTGTTGAGATTGAAAGTGATTCGCCTCTAAGTAAATTATCTGCTTCTTTTGGTCATTTCAACTCAATGGTTTTGTGGAATACTTATGCTGCTCAAAAGATTGACTATACGGGGAGCAGTTCTAATATGATAGGTTCATATATTAAAATGAGACCTCAAAACAATAATTTAGGGGAATCTTTTGCGCAATTTATAGACGGAAATATATTTAGTATTGGTAAAAAATCCGTATTTGAAGACGGATATATTGGAACAGCCTATACAAATACGATTGTTGATAATATAAAATACACTCATACCTATATTTTTACAGGGGTTGGAAGTGGATATATGTATGTAAATTTACCTAATTCTGATAGGATAAAACAAATAGTCGGAAATAATAGCATAGCATTTGAACTTACTATAGTAATGACTCATTCTGTAGGGGAAAGCAAGATTGTTGTGCAAGGAGTTCCTGGCGGACATATATTAGACAATGATGGAGGACGGGCAGAAGGAGGAAATGGGTATATAGAAATGGCAAGAGGAGATGTTATGAAACTCTGTTTTTATGGGGCAGATTATTATATTTCCTCGCTAAGAAGATAATTTTTAATACTTATAAATAATGCAAATCATTCAACAAACAACGCGTATCACCGCACAAGAAGAAGTACAAGGCACTATGGTGGTGTACTCCTATGAATTTGAGAAAGACCAAACACCTCGTGCTGTGGCTTTCTCTGTACAGAAAAACATTCAAAACCCAATGGGCTACGCTTCCTATTTGTCAGGAACGGTAACCGAGCATGATTTCAATATGCAAAACACCAATTTCCAACCCTCGGATATTGACTTGATTAAGCATATACACGAGACTTGCTCGGCTCTTATCAAAGGAGAAAGCACTGAAAAACCAAAAGCCAATGGTAAGGAAAAATAGGTTTCTCGTGCCAAAAGGATATAGGGCAATCACCCTATGTCCTTTCATCTTCGTTCGCAACGATAGTGATAAGTACGATAAAGAGCTTATCAACCACGAACGTATCCACTTGCGACAGCAGGTAGAGACACTGATATTCCTCTTTGCTATTTGGTATTTTCTTGATTTTCTTTTCAAGTATTTACGCTATCGCAATTGGGATAAGGCTTACCGCAATATCATTTTTGAAAGGGAAGCCTACGCCAACCAAAGCAACCTCGACTACCTCAAGGTAAGGGGTATATGGTGGTTCACCGCTTATTTTAAAAATAATTAATAACAGAAAGTAAATGGAAAAAATCTTTGTAATTCTTTGGATACTACTCTGTATCTATATTCTTGTACTCCTTATGATATTTGCCGACCTTTGGAGTGGTGTGCGCAAGGCCAAACGCTTGGGTATTGCGCGTAACTCCTACGGCTATAGGCGTACCATTAGCAAAATGGCACAATACTACAATATCCTGATAGCATGTACTATTGTGGATAGTATGTATGGAATGCTTTCTTGGTTTTTAGAAACCTATTATCAATATTCGATTTGGTTATTCCCATTTTGTACATTCTTTATAGCCGTAGTCTTATGTCTTATCGAAATCAAATCGATACGTGAGAAAGCTGAAGACAAAGTTCGATTAGACCGTGCAGGACAAGCCATTCAACAGGTATTTATCAATCGTGATAACTTAGAGGAAGTAGCTAAGACTATTTCTAATTATATGAAAGAAAGTGATAATTCTAAAACAGAAGACCATGAACCAACCACAGCTTAATTTTATCAAAACCTACAAGCCCGTAGCCCTTGAAAGCGAGCGAAAAACAGGTATTTCTCACCTCTTTATCCTTGCTCAGGCAGGTTTGGAGAGTGCATGGGGGAAAAGTCCTATAGGGAATAATTTCTTTGGTATAAAAGTGCCTAAGAGCCTTGTTGGTAGCACTCCCAACGAGAAAAAGCAACTCCTAAGAACAACAGAGGTACTCACTACTCCTAACGAAAATAGCAAATTCCCTGAAGTGATTAGTATCACCAAGCGTACAGATGGCAAATACTTGTATATTGTAAGGGACTGGTTTATGAAGTATGCCACCCCTGAAGAATGTTTCACAGACCATGCTAATTTCTTTTTCAGAAATAAGCGGTACGCCAAGGCGTTGGAGGTCAAAGCCGACCCCTACAAGTTTGCCGAGGAAGTAGCAAAGGCAGGTTATGCCACTGCTCCAAACTATGCTGATAGCCTCAAAAAACTAATTAAAGAAATTGAAAAAGTAAAATAGTTATGTATGAGAAAGAAATTGTACTTACTCTTAGCCCTTTTGTTGCTAATTGGTTGCAGGAGCAAGAAAGTGAAAAGTGAAGAACTAAAAGTGAAAACTGAAACAGCAGTAACTAAGGTAAAAGACAGCTCCACACACGTAGAAAAAGCCCAAAAGGTAAGCGCTTTTGAGGTACAACAATCCCAATCCTATGAAATCACCCTTGAGAGTGATAAAGATAGCATGGGTAACGCTAAAGAGGTAGTGTATTATCGTATCAGGGACGGCGACAAGGAGACTATAAGAGTACAAGGCGGAAAGATTACCCTTAAAACCATAGATAACCTTTCTAAGAGCTTGCAACAAGCTGATAGTACTCTTTATATAGACAATAAGATAATCCAAAAATCCGATATACAAAGCCAATATACACAAGCCGCTAAGCAGGTGCAGAAAGACATTAAGACAATCCCTTTTGCCCTTATTATTGCTGCTTTACTGATAGGTGTGATTGCCTTGCTCTTGTGGAGATTAAAGCTATTTCGGTAAATAATTAAGCCCTCGTAGTGAGGGCTTTCTTTATTGCAATTCTTCTATCTGCCTTAGTTTATCAATGTAGCAATTCTTTAGGTTGTTAAGGTCTTCATCTGTGAATTTATTGCGACCCAATTGTAACCTCTTATGGGTAGTGGTAGATAATGCCTTACCTATAGCAGCAGCAACCTGCCTATCTGATAGCTCTAAAAGTTCAATGATATAGAGTACTTTTTCTTGTGCTGTCATAATTTTATCATATTAGCCTTATACCAATCCCACGCTTCATCTAAAAATTGTAATTCAGAAATAACAGGAGCTAATTCTCCTCCTGTTATATTTACATTATTCTGAATAATTATGAGTTCAAATTTTTCATTTTCATTGCATTCATATAATTTTCGAATATTGTTTTGTAACTCGTAATTAAGGAACAATTGTTGTGTACTTGTTCTAATCACTAATATCAATGATAAATAGTGAGGAGAGTATATGTAATGAAATCCACTGGGCATCTCAATAGGTTCTACTGCCAATAAAAATTTAGGCATTTTTAGTTCAAAAAATCTACTTTTACTCATGTGCTATAAAGGTTGTTATTTGTTAGATTTTTTTAAAAATAAGCCCCTAACTCTATATTAGAGGCTTATTGTCTTTATTGTCTGCCTTGAAAACCTTGTTTTCTTGGCTTTATATACAAATTATCATCTATTTGTTGAGGTTCTCTAAAATTCTTACCAGTTGCACAAAGATACTTAGCATTAGCAACCGCTTGTATTTCATCTTTTGCTTTTACTATTATTGTACCATCACCGCCTATATATTTGGTGTAGGTTACTTTGAATGTTTTTTTCATTTTCTAAGAGTTTTTGATTATTAAAATACTTCTTCTTCATAAACGACCTCGTCATTCTCATTGCACACTATCTGAACAATACCACCTTTATAATCAGCGAAGTAACTTTCGTTAGTACCGTTATAGGTAGCTATGTAGTTCTTGCAATAATCTAATGTCTGCTCAAAACCCTTGTCGTTAGAGTTGTTGTCGTCATTGAAAACTACATTGTAGCTAAGTTTACTTGTTGTATTCATGTCTTTATTTTTTTATTTGTTATACATTCTCTTATTTTGACACCGCAAAGATACGAATTTATTTTTATTGCGCAATAAAATATATTACTTTTTTACTCTTTGATGTAGTTAAACTTTTCTTAATAGAAAAGATAAGTAAAAAAACAAAAAAAACACAAAGAAAATACAAACATTACACAAACCTACATACCTCTTATTCTCAAGCACTTGCGTACCTTTGCGGTAGAATAAATATTGTACATCTTATGGAAAAAATCCTACAAGCTCTCAAAACCAAGTATGCGCACTTGGGGTTAGAGGAACAAATTTTAAAAGCAATCGCTACCCGATTAGCGGCTGCGGTTAAAGACGATACGGAAATAGAAAACGCAGTCAAGGGCGTAGAGGAAGAAGTCAAGCTATTGCAATCAGTAGCCGATAAAGGGCGTACCAGCCTTACAAAGGCTGAGGAAACTCGCAAGAAATTAGAGAAAGAACTTGAAGAAATGAGGGCTAAATCTAATCCAAATCCTCCTACTCCCTCCACTGAACCTAAACCTGATGAAATGCCAGAGTGGGCAAAGGGTCTTTTGCAAGCTGTTGAAAAGCAAAATGAAACAATCGCAGCCTTTCAAGCTGAAAAGCAACAACAAACCGCTAAGGAACGTTTCCTCGGCCAACTCAAAGCGCAGGGGGTATCGGAAGTGTTCTACAAACATCACTTAGGGCGTACTTTCAAAGACGATGCCGAAATGGATGCCTTTGTCAGTGAACTAAAAGCCGATGAACAAGCGTTTTTACAGACCCAAGCCAATACAGGGCTTTCCTCTCATTCAGGTAATGTGTTTGGGGGAGGCACAGATGCTAACGGTGTATCAGCTGATGTACAAGCCTATATCAATGAAAAATTCAAAAAAGAGTAAAACCCATGAACGAAGTTAAAATTTCAGACAAAGCAGGTCGCCAAATAGTCGTTTTTGACCAGTTGGATGTTACCTATCCAGGAGGGGTATATATAGACCCTACCACAGCCAAGGCGCGCTTTACCGATGGGGTTATCCCTGCGGGTACGCTTGTAATGCCTGACACCGATGGCACTTTCAAGGTTGTGAATGAAACACTTTCACAGACCAATACCGCAGGAGCGTTAGGACTTACCGCTCACGATGTGGTTATTGACGATATTCCTTTGGTGGCTGTCGTAATGGCAGGAACGGCACGCAAAGAGGCACTACCTGACAAAGAAAAGGCAGGGGTGGCTTTCTTGCGTACAGCCTTGCCTCGTATTTCATTTATTTAATAACCTTAAAAACTAAAAGCAGATGAATATCAATGCAAACAACATTATTCCTGAGTTCTCTCAGGCTAATATGAACGCTATTATTCAAGCCTATCCTTTGGGAGAGTTGCGCTACCGCGAGTATTTCCCATTGTTGTTCAATCCTAACCTTACTTTCTCAAGTATGGAGGGGACTGTTGGAGCTAAAGTAATGGCGGACATTGTAGCTATCGGCTCTAAGGCACCACGCAAAGGACGTGAGTTTGTAGAAAACATCAAAGGGGATATCCCAAAGCTGGAAATCGCTCGTGATTTGAACGAAAAGGATCTCCTTACCATTCAGCAACTCCGTAATTCGGTAGCTGCCTATCCTACCAATGCAGGTATCAAGGCACAACTTATCGATAAGATATATGAAGACCCTCAATTCTGTATTGATGGGGTCAATGCGCGTATGGAGTGGATGGCTAAACAACTTGTATCTACTGGTAAATATAAGACTACTACCGCAAACAATAACGGAGTGGTGAATGTATTAGTAGATTTCAAGGTGAAAACACAAAATGCCCTCAAGAAATGGACGGATGCCGATGCGAACCCAGTAGAGGAGATTGAAAAATACCAAGAGGAAGCCAAAGGCAAGGGGTATAGCTATACCACTATCACTATGAGCCGTGCTACTCTCAATCAGGTATTGAAGAACAAAAATACCCGCGCCTTTGTGTTAGGTATTCCTATCAATAACACAACTATTTTGCCTGACGTACGTTTGGATCAACTCAACGCCGAGCTTGCAGAACGTGGATTTCCTATTATCAAGGTGTGGGAGTCTTATGTCAGTGTGGAAGGTAAAGATGGAGAGGTAACCGTGGCTAGTGGTTGGGAAGAAGGGAATATCCTATTCTCTAACTCTGCTCAATTGGGTAATACCCAATATACCACAACTCCTGAATTTACTATGAGCTTTGCCGACGTAATGAGTAAGTCTGTAAAAGACAACTTCATCTTAGTTAATACCTTTGGACATCAAGATCCTATATCGGTATCTACCAAGGCAACAGCATTCGCTACTCCTGTATTGAACGATACTAAGCTCAAACTTATCATCAAAACGAAGTTCTAATGACCGCACAAGCGTACATAGATGAAAAACTCAAACTCTGGAATGTAGAATACCCCACTACCCTACTCATTGCAGAAATGCAAAGGGTAGGATTGGGGCTTTCTGATGAGTTCAACGAGGAGAATGAGAGAAAGACAAAGCTCTTTTTCTACAACCTCATTCCTGAACTCTTATTGCGCCCAGTGTCCTTTTCTGAAGGTGGTTTATCCTTTTCTTATGACAAATCAGCTATTACTGCCTTTTACAATCTGCTTTGTAGGCAGCTCGGTAGGGTCAATTTGTTAGAGGAAAAAGCCACTGTGAGAGATATTACCAATATGTTTTAAAGATGAAAATATACCCTTATTTGCTTAGAAAAAAAGTGTCTCAGCAGCCAACGATCAATGAAGACGGCATACCTACCTACCCTACAGACCCTATAACTTGGGAGGAAGTAGGCGTGTGTCGTGATGAGATGGCAGGAGCTGGGCAAAAGATAAGCAAAGTAGATGGTCAAATCTTTGATTGTACCGCTACTATCTATGCACCCAAAGGAACGCCTACCATAGCAGCAGGCACCACGGTTCAAGTAGTAGATAACGAGGGTAATATCCGCCTTGAAAAGCAGCTAATTCGTTTTTCCTCTGATTATTTCCATTGCCGTATATTCGTATGATAACACCACAATTCACACCCGCAGATATTGAGCGTATGCTCCAAGAAAAGATAGCCAAATACGAAGAGAAAATTGTTCGTATCCTTCGCAATGTAGGAGAGAAGTGTATCAATGAAGCGCGTGAGTATGGAAGCTATCAAGACCAAACAGGTAACCTCCGTTCGTCCATTGGGTATATTGTCTTAAAAGACGGCAAACCTATTGAAAAAGGAGGGTTTGCCCCTACTGAAAGAGGGACAGAAGGAGGAAAAAGCGGACAAAAAGAGGGTGAAGCATTCATCAATAAGGTAACATCTCAATATCCAAAGGGGTTTGTACTTGTCGTGGTTGCAGGAATGAAGTACGCAAGCTATGTAGAAGCCCGTAATTACAATGTACTTACTTCCGCTGAACTATTGGCTGAGCGAGAAGTTCCGAAACTCTTAAAAGCATTATCTCAATGAAAAAGACAGCCTCACAAATAGAAGCCGACCTATATAAGTACTTTAAGGATAAGATAAACCCGCTTATCAACGGGCAAACCTACCGCAATGGGGTACGACCCTTGAACTCACAGAAAGAAGATTGTGTAATATCATTCCTTACTGGGTTAGATGGTCAATATCAAACAGGCGTGGTCAATATCAATATCTTTGTCCCTATGGTTAAAAATAACGATAACCAGTATATGAAAGACTTTGTACGATGCGATGCTATCGAGCAGGCTTTAATGCCTATCATAGAGGAAGCTAAAACGGCCCTACGCAATTACAGATTAGAGCTTCATCAGATGATACAGACCTTTGAGGAGACGGATATAAAGCAGTTTTTCATCAACGCAAAAATTAAATTTAGGTATAACACCTTTAATCAGTAGTCAGGTTTCAGTAGTCAAACATTAGAAACCAAACAAAGTAATTAATCATTAACAATTAATCTTTTATATTATGGCATATACAGATAACAACGCCACTGCTTGGGGCGAAGTAGAATTCAAGTTCGGAGCACCAGGAGCTGGGGGCGCCATGGGTACAGTCCTTAAAACATTAGGGATTGTCAAAGAAGGTAGTTTTTCTATAGAAAAAGAAGATGGTAAGGAGTATAAATGGACAGCTATCGGAGGGAAAACCATCGACCAGATGAAAGGAGAACCTACCTATAAGGTAAAATGTACCGTTAAGAACGCTAACAAGGCGTTACTTTCCGAAATTTGGGATATTGAAGAATCGGGAGACAAACTCATCATCAAGTCTTTTGTTTCCACTAAGAAGTTTTCAGCATCTATTATCCCTAAGATGTCAGGGGCTGAAAAAGTAGATATATTCTACTGTACTATGGCAGGAACACTTGTCTATAACGAGGAGAGTGGTTACGATGTAGAAATTGAAATCACTATGCTCAATGGTGGTAAAGGATATTTTTCTATTGAAAAAGTAGCATAACCCATGGAAGAGAAAGTAGCACAAACACTACTTGAAGAACCAACCACAATAATCATTGGGGGCGAAGCGTATAAAGTCGCTCCGCCCTCTATTATTACACTGGTAAGGGCTTCAAAGTACATCAGCAAGATACCCGCCGATACCATTGACTATGATCACATATTTGGCTCTATTGTTCATAAGGCGGAAGATTACGAGAATATAGCATGGGCTGTGGCTGTTATCATATTAGGCAACCGCTTCACAGAAGTAGCACGCCCGCCTTTTTGGCAGTTCTGGAAACGAAAAAAGAATATCACCCAAGGGGAGGTATTAGCTCAAAAACTCACCAAAGCCCCTATGTCAGAACTCTCTGAAGCCTTTTTTAAGGCATTAGAACAAATGGACATACGCTCTTTTTTCGTCATTTCCACTTCCCTCAAGGGAATGATGATAACAAAACCAACAAAGGAAGTGGAAACGACAGTATCTGGGGATTAGTAGGCTCTTTTGCCAAGCAATATAGGCTAACCTTTGAGTATGTGCTAAATATGAGCTATGCTAATGTAATGCTATATAGCTCTGTGATACCCTCGTATGATAATGACAAGAAAGACAAAAAGGAAGAGCCTAAAAAGGAAACACAAACAGACTTTGCAGGCTTTCTTTCAAAATTAAAATCATTTCAGTAATTAAACCTCACTATGCAAGAAAATGAAGGTAAGTTGCTCTTTGAAGTAAGAGCAGACCAAAGCGATATAAAGAAAGATATAGAGGCTATAAAAAAACAATTTGAGAGCTTAACCAAGAAAACCCAAGAAGAGGGAGAGAAGCAGGCGCAAGTATGGCAGAACCTCATCAAAGGGGCAACTGCTTATTTCACTTTTCAGGGAGCCTCTGCCTTTATAAAACAAGTGATAGCCGTCCGCTCCCAGTTCCAACAGCTTGAAATTGCCTTTGGCACTATGCTCAAGAGTAAGGAGAAAGCTAATGCCCTAATGGCACAAATGACTGATTTGGCTGCTAAAACCCCTTTCGGACTACAAGAAGTATCTGAAGGAGCTAAGCGTTTGCTTGCCTTTCAAGTCCCTGCCGAGGAAGTAACCGAGACCCTCCGCCGTATGGGAGACGTTGCTGCGGGATTGGGGGTACCTATGGGACAACTCATTCACGTATACGGGCAAGTCAAAGCACAAGGCAAGCTAATGACGAATGACTTGTATCAGTTCATGAATGCAGGTATTCCTATCATTGCCGAGCTTAGTAAGGTCGTAGGCAAAAGCGAAACTGAAATCAAAGATATGGTTAGCGCAGGCAAAATAGGCTTCCCCGAAGTACAAGCCGTTATCAAGAATATGACCAATGAGGGCGGGTTATTCTTTAACCTAATGGCAGAACAAAGTAAGTCTTTAGGAGGTCAAATATCCAATCTTGGGGATAGTTTTGACCAAATGCTCAATGAGATAGGAAAAGCATCTGAAGGCTATATATCTGGAGCTATTAAAGGGGTTTCTTTCTTGGTTGATAATTACCAAACATTAGGCAAGGTGATAGCTGGACTTATTGCCACTTATGGTACGTATCGTACAGCTGTATTGGTCAATATTGCTCTTACCAAAGGTTGGGCAGTAGCAGCCAAGGAAGACGCTATAGCTAAAGGCATACAGACCATTGCTACCAATGCTGCCACAGCTGCAACCAAAGCCCTCAATGCTGCTATGAAAGCCAATCCTTATGTACTGGTAGCTACAGCGGTAGTGGGGCTTGTGTCGGCCGTGGTGTTGTTCAACAAGGAAATGACTGTTGCCGAGAAGGCACAAAAAGCATACAACGAGGAGCAAGAACGCCAAAAAGGAGTATTACAAAAAGAACGAGAGGAATATGAACAACTCATAGATGTAGTAAAAGATGAAAATCAATCAAAAGGCAAGCGTATAGAGGCTTTCCAAAGACTACAATCTTTATATCCTGATATATTCAGTAAGTACAAAACAGAAGAAGAACTTATCAAAAATATATCGAAGGCCCTAAAGGAACTCAATGGAGTGCAAAAAGACAGAGACCTTAAAATGGATCAGGACTATATGCAACGCTTGGAAATGCAAAAGAAAGCACTTCAATCAAGTTTGCGTACCTCTGCTAACCCTGCTGAGATAGCTAACATAAAGGAGCAAATCCAATCCGTAGATATACAAATAGAGAAAGCCCGTAAGCAGTACAATTGGCAAAGCACCCTTAATAAAATAGACACATTAGCCGAGTTATCAGCAGAGGACAAGATGAAAGAACGTAAGTTGATGATCGAGGAGTACAATCGTAGGCACAATGCCAAGCAGGCTAAAAATCAGAACCTACTTCAGGAGGGAGAAAAGAAAGACATTCGTAAGACAAGCCTCCCTGCTGTGGTTGCTACAGGCTATGAAAATTTTACAGATGCTGATTTAGGGCTTTTGATGAGTAAGTCCCAGGGCCTTATAGACCTCGACAAAGAGAGGAATAAAGTCATTGATACACGTAACGAACTACTTGCCAAACAAAAGGAATTAGCTACTAAAATCAATGCTATACAATCCCAAAACGGGCAAACACAAGCTGACAAAGATGAGTTAAAAAAGCTACAGGAGGAAAAGAAGAATATAGACAAACAGCTTCAAGAAGAATATAACGAGGGCAAGGCAAAAACCACTAAAGCCGCCAAAACCAAAACAGAGCTTCCTACTTTTGACTATAAGAAGGCAGCCCAAGAAGAAGCACGTCGTGAGCAGGATTTTCTTTTTCAGAAAGAGCAAGCTCGTATCAACATCATGGAAGACGGAGCAAAGAAACGCTTTGCTATCATTCAGCTTGATTATGATAGACAAGAAGAGGAAATACGCCGTCGTACCGAAGACCAAATGGCAGCTTTTATCGAGCAGCAGAAAGCACAAGCAGAAGCAGAGGGCAAGTGGAAGAAAGGACAAGCCTTTAATGAAGATACCCCTGTAATCAACGCTCACAGGGCTAAGCTACAAACAGAGGAGCAACAACTGTTAGCCTCCAACCACGATTATATGCTGTACCAACAAGAGCAGGTATATAAAGAGCTATTGGAGAAGTACCAAACCTATACAGACCAACGCAAAGCCATTGAGGAGAAGTACAACGCCGATATTGCCGCCTTGCAAACCAAATTAGGTGCAGACGCTCCACAAGTGAAGAAAGCGCAAGACGAAAAGGCTCGTGAGCTTAAGAAGTTAGATATACTCTACAAGAAAGAGGGTACCGCTATTGCTAAACTCTTTGAGAACCTACGTAAAAAGACAGTTAAGGAAATACGCCAAACCATAGCCGATGCTGAAAAGGAGATTGACCAGCTGGCAAGCACCCTTGACATGAGCGACAGTGCTAATGTAGAATTTATCCAAAACCTAAAGCAGCAACTTGAGCAAGCAAGGGACACGGCCGATCGTAGCGATACAGTCTTTGGCAGGCTTGGTACAAGTATCAAAAATCTATTCAAAGCCAAACCTAACACAGCAGAGTGGCAAGAAGCGTTTAATGGTATGCTTTCCTCTGCTCAATCTATCACAAGCGAATTTGGACAATTAGGACAAGAATTTGAAAAACTGGGGCAGAGTACAGGGAATGAGACATTGAAACGTATAGGACAAACTATGCAAACGGTAAGCAATACTCTTAACCGTACATTATCAATGGCGCAGACAGGAGGATCTATAGGAGGAGGCTGGGGTGCTGTTATCGGAGCTGTAGTAGGATTAGTTGCATCGGGTTTTGAGGCACAATCAAAAGCACGTATGGAACACGAAAAGAAACTACAAGAAATAGCTGCTTCAAAATTGGCTCAGCAGAGTGAATATAACCGACTTCTTTGGGAAGAACGAATGCTAATGAAAGGAAATACTTCTATCTTTGGCACTAAAGAAATAGCAAACTCATTAGAATATCTAAAGATATACAATGATGAATGGACAAAGTTACAAAAGAATTTATTTGACGATGGAAATGTTAGAAGTTATTGGGATACCCGTACAGCAAAAGATTATAATTTTTATGAAGAGTATAAAAAAATAAAGGGTATAAATGATAAGTTTGAAACTTCTTTAGATAAAATCAATATTGTATCAGGGACTCATAAGGAGGGTTTCCTTTGGTGGAGCAAATCAGTTAATGACTATAGAAAATTAACATCAATGTATCCTGACTTAATTAAGTCAAATGGAGAATTTAATAGAGAATTAGCTGAAAGTATAGTCAAAACAGAACAATTTGGAGAAGGAGGAAAGGAAGCTCTGCAAGAAATAATAAACCAATATGACCGAGCACAAGAAGCGCAAAAAAAGTTTGAGGAATATATCAAAAATACCTTTGGTGAACTTGGTAAATCTATTACAGATAACGTATATAATGCTCTACAGAAAGGGGAAAATGCTTTTGAAGGTTTTGCAAATTCTGTAGGAAATGTGATTGGTAAGTTAGGCAAACAAATGGCATACGAACTATTTGTTGCTAAACCATTTGAGGAATTTCAGAAGAAGCTAATAAAGGCAGGAGAAGAAAGTGGAAATAGCGAAAACTTTGCAAATAAGTCAGCAAACTTGGTGTCTGATTTTGGTAATGCAATGAAAGGAAAGGTTTCAGAAATAGAGACATTCCTTAAACAATGGAATGAGATGGGTAAAGCAAATGGTTTTGATTTTCTCAATGAGCAACGAAAAGCCGTAGAAAAAGGATTTACACGTATGAGCCAAGACACAGGAGAAGAACTCAACGGACGTTTTACACTTATGACGGCTTTAGAGAAGCAAATGGTTGATGGCGTAAAGGAAATGCACCAATCTTTAGTGAGTCTCTCAGAAAGACAATTAAGACACCTTGCAAACATTGATACCAATACATACCAACTTCACCAAGTAAAAGATGATATATCAGGAATGAAAAAGGATATGGCAGGAGTGAAACGAGGAATAGATGAACTTACTACTAAAGGCATTAAATTAAAGCCATAA